GAAATCTCAAAAACCCAGTGTTTAAGCCACTTTTAAGGCATTTTAAGTAATTTTGGCAAAAAATAAAAGGCGGTTAAAAAACCACCTTTTTGGTCGAGGTGACAGGACTTGAACCTGCGGCATCTTGGTCCCAAACCACTATATAAATGTGCAAAAAGTTCAGTGTTTATCAGGTTATTGAAGTTTGATTGCCTAACATTTGCCTTGCATTTATTTTTTAGCTTATTTTACGATTGAGAAAATCATCAAGTTTTTTCGCAGGTGCTTCAGTATCATCTTGCATTAAATGCGTGTAAATGTTCAAGGTGGTTTCGGGCTTGGTATGCCCTAACTGGTGTTGAATGTAGAGAATATCATAGCCCGAATAGAAAAGATTTGTTGCGTGGGTGTGTCTAAGACAATGAGCTGTAAACGGTTCTATGACCTGCGGAATACCGTCGGGGCAGTATTTACTGCGTGGAGCAATGCCGACAATTTTGCTTTGCTGTGAATTGAATGCTTCGAGGTTTAGGCAATTGATGTAACTCTCCCACAATCTCCGCCACGCTGAATTTGTCATAAGTTTGCCTTTGGTGGTTGTGACTACATAATCAAATGGGGAGTGGGGTGCAAGGCTTTTCAGATAGTCTGACAGAACGGTCGGAATATCAACCTTGCGGACACCTGCTTCTGTTTTCGCTCCTGCTTTTATGTAAGAATTGTTTCCGTCAAGAACCAAAGTCTGATGAACATTTATTTTGTTGCGTTTCAAGTCAATATCCGCCCATTGCAAGCCGAGGCATTCACCTCTTCGCAGTCCTGCAAGCAACATAATCATTGCCGGCAATCTTCCTCTGTGCGGAGTGTTGATTATTAGCTTTTGCTCTTCAGGTGACAAGGCTCTGCGTTCTTTTTTCTTTGCCGCATTCTTTGATATTTTGACATATTTCAGTGGGTTGAAGTCGATAGCTCGGTTTTCAATGGCATACTCAAACACTCGGCTTGCGGTTGCGATGAACTCTTTCAGCGACTTTTTCGCTGTGGGTTTGCCTGTCGTAGGGTTCTTAGCGGCTAAGTCAAACACGATTTCCTGAAAGTCGGCAATCGTCAGCTTGTTGATTTTGTAAGGCTCAAGTTCTGCAAAATGTTTGAGATACCGTTCAAGCGTTTTGTATTGCTGTGGTGTTTGCAGTGACCTCTGAACCGTTAGCCAGCGTTTTTTCCAACATCCGTATGTATCATCAGATGAGATATCTATGCCTTTGCCGAGTTTTTGTTTTAATTCGGCGGCAAGCGTTTCAACCTCTTTTCGTGATGTGCCACATACGGATTTGTACTTTCGTTTACCGTTTTCATCTCTTCCGATATAGATGTTTTTCTGATAGCGCCCGTCTTTGCGTTTTTTCATTTTATACACTCCTTTTGCTTAAAAAAGGGTGCAAAAATCCCCTGATATTCAAAACTTGAAAAATTCAGGGGAGTGTGATACAATTATTTTGCATTAAACTGCATCATCTGCACCCTGTGTAGGTGATTCCGCTCTGTTCGAGGACCAGTCGAGCAGGGCGGATTTTTATTTAGTTATATGTACTAGATGTTGTTGTTTGCTTGTATTTATTAGTAAATCAATGAAAATTGTAAAGGCTTCTCTATATCATCGTTCCAAAAGTTTTTGTCACATCCTACAATATCGGATAAATCTTTTTGATTATAAGAAAAATAAAATAAAATATCGCCTTTTTTTGTATTTGAATTTTGGATAATGAATTCCAGGGCTTGTTTAAAAAGTTGTGGATTTTCGTAAGGAATAGTATCATCTAATGGTTCTATTTTGTTCCAACGTTTTGCTGATATTCTCTTTCGCAAAGATAAATTTAGATTGTTGTCAATCAATTCTAATTCCTTACAACGATATATTAAAGCAGAAATGGATACTTTCCACTTTTCTTTCAGTAACATAAAATACTCTAGAGAGAGGGCATTAACATCCAAAATAAACGATTCTCTCGGTAGTAAAAAGCAAGAAGCAAAGGTATTTGCTTCTTTTTCTATTTTGTCCAAGAAATCTTTATTTTTTAGATCTTCATTTGTTACATAACTATGCAATAAAATATGGCCGAGCTCATGAGCAAGGCTGAATCTGATTCGACAAGAAGATTTCAATGTTTTGTCATAAAATATAACAGGAACACCATAGAGTACTTCTGAACAGGCATCTGTTTTTGTTGCCGTAATGTTTCCTCCAGATACAATAATTCCGTTTCGTTCCAAAACATTAGTTAAGTTTAGAATAGGTCCGTTACCTAAATTCCAATAGTTTCTTAAAGCGTTAGCAATATTTTGTATAGAATCAAGCGTAAGCTCTCCTTGATTTAGCAACAAATCTAAATTTGGTAAGTTAAGTGTCGGCATAGTAACTCTGCTGTTGAGATATGAATAAACATTATAAGTCCAGTTGCATTTAATTCTTATCATACTCCTAACAGTTTCTTCAGAAGTTTTAAAACTTCTGTAAAATACTGTGCTTTGAGAATATGATATATCATTGTCAGGTTTATAAAAAAAGCTAACAGGAAATTCCAAAACCGAAGAAAGTTTGTTTAAAACATCTACGCTTACCTTAGAAGAGCCTTGCTCATATTTTGATATAGCTTGCCTTGTTACACCAACTAATTCAGCTAATTTTGAAATATTAAGAGCACGAGCTTGTCGCGCTTCTGTTAATTTGTGCGGATTGATTTGTACACCGCTACTCACAATATCACCCTATTTCCGATTTTTTTAATCTTTCTTTCATAGCAAAGTGGAATTTTTCAATGTCTGGTTCAGTTTGCTTGACATCTAAAGGTACAATACCAGAAAGAGAATTCAATGGTATATAGTTACACCATTTATTGCATGTAGAGTCAGGAACGCCTATAGCTATAATAGGTTTGTGTCCTAATTGTAATTGAGAGGAGTGCATTAAAATGCAGTACATAACATCAGAGTTTGTTTCTTCGAAAAGCGAAAGTTGATTTGTACAAAGTCTCTCCCTGTATTTTGCCCTTCTTGGAAAATCACTATTATTCCCCGAACAATGTGTAATTAACATATCATTCTTTATTAACTCAATATGTTTGCAATTTCTCGCCTTATTATATTCATAGCGATAGTTATATTTGATAAGGCCCTCGTCACATTTCCTTTCCAACACAAGGTCTATTGCAAAATTAACTATGGTTTGATGAAATGGAATGGCGCTTGCAACATTTAGCATTTTGGTGTCTTTTATGTATGAAAGAGCTAATATATCAGCTTCTTCAATAGCTAACCCCATCTGTATAAAATCATTTTTACCTACTTTAGAAATTACCTTTTTGTCTGTGACTGCATTTGGCATAGAAAACCTCCAGTTGATAATTTTATTATGTTAACATTATAGGATATAACACAAGATTTGTCAACTGAAATATGCTTATTGTTAAAATTTTGTAACTGAACAGTTAAAGTAGTTTTATGCCAGCTGTGGGCGGTCTTTTTTATTTATCCTATTTGATCGGCAGACCATGGCTGTCGGTGTATGAGCCTGTGGCAACGGTTTGACATGGGATTATTCCAAATTATATTCCTGTTTGATTGCGTCAATTTTATTTTGCAAATCTTTTTTGCCTGATGAGGAAACACGGCGGACTCCTTCTTCGAGCTTTTCAATGGCTTTTTCGGGGTTGTTTTCTGCAAGATAGAGGTCGGCGTAGAGTTCATAAACATCTGTTCGTGTAGGGTTAGCCTCCTGATAGCCGTCAATCAGCTGTTCAGCTTTTGAATAATTCTTGCTGTCAATTGCGGTATTTATATTGTTCACAAGATTTGCATTGTAAACAAATGCAAAAACGACTATGGCAATTACAACAGGCACGCCGATGATTATGCCCAATTTTACCATTTTTTTGTTCTTTTCCTTTTTAATACGGGTGAGTTCAGTTTGATAGTCACCGTAATTCATACCGCAGCTCGGACAAACATTTTCGTTGTATTCAAGCATATGACCGCACTTGCAACGCTTTTGCTTCATCTTGTTTATCTCGGTATTTATCTGAAAAATAACAGGGGTATATTTGTTGTTAATCTGAGCCGCCTCGGTTCTTCTTCTCTGCTCATTGGCAATTTTGAGAGCCTTGTCAAGCTCGTTTTGCTTACGAGTGTTGACTGCCCCTAAAATCCTGCTGAGGTAGCTTCTGTGTTCATCGGGAGAAAACGAGTACAAATCATCGAGTAATGAACTGTTAAAATCAATCTTGCCTGCCATAAAGCCGAAAAGGTTCATCTTGACAAGGTTTTCATTTGATGAATCGAGCTTGCAAATATCTTCGCTGTACTTATATGCCTTTGCATAATCGCCGTTATTTGCCGCATTGTTTACCAAATCTTCAAGTGCCTTTATTTTGTCATTTTTATCAATTCTGCGTTCGGTAATGAAATCCTTAATAAGAATTTGAGTGCCGCAATATTTGCAGTTGGTTTTCATCTCTGTAGAATTAACTTCAAGCTGACTGCCGCAATTCGGGCAGTTTAATGTTATAAGTGAATTGTTTGCCATCGTTTTACCTCTCTGCCTTTCAAGTTGTTTGACTTCACTATTAGAAAGCGGTTTATCTAAATCTTCAAGCTCCGGAAAATGCACACCAAACGAGATAGCTCTGTCACAATGAGGACATCTGCCAATGACAAGATCCTCGGGAATAGTCATCATAGAAGGGTATTTATCGGATGTACCGCTTATTGAATAAATTTTGCCGTTACCGTATTTTGAACAGTAATTGCAGCCTTTTGCAAACATCTGAAAGGTGTCGTTATTGTATTTCTTACAGCGCTTTAGTGTATATGCTAAAGTGTTTTGTTCCTTACCCATTACAATCACCCTAATTCATATCGCATTAGCCTCAAGTTCGTTATAAACAACAGGCTCATAATCATAAAAGTGTCCTGATTTAATATGTTTCAATTCGTGTTTTGTTGCTTTTTGCTGAACAGCATGACTTAATAAAATATTTATGTAAACATTGAAATTACCGTCTGAATCCACAACAGTAACACCTTTTACAGTCAGCGGCAGTTCGATTCCTCTAATATAAATATCGCCCAATAATCATTCATCCTTTTGCAATGCCTCAATGATACGAACAGCTTTTTCAACATCTTCTTTTGTAGCACCTTTTGCAAGGCTGAACAGCATACGCATTTCACTTCTGTTTTTAAGTTCTTCAAGGTATTCCTGAAGTTCTATATCATCAGTAAGTTTTGATGTTGCGTGTTCTTCCGTCAGATCCGATTTAAGTATTCCGAAATAATCTGCAAGCATTTGCATTTTATCTACTCGTGGATACTTCTTTGCATTTGCCCAGTCTGAAACTGTTGAGGCTGTGATTTTTAAGTCTGAAACAATATCAGCCTGAGTTTTATTATTTATGGCAAGATAATAATTGAAATTTTTAGCGAATATCTTTTTGTTCATTTCACTGTTATCTGTCATATTGAACACCTACCTTTTATTTATCTAAATCATACACTAAAAGCGTAAAAAAATCAAGATATTTTTAAAAATATTTCGTTTTTAGCTTGACATTACGCTTTTAGCGTGATATCATTAGAGCTGTAAGGAGGTGATGAAATGCTCAACACCAAAGTTAATTATCCTAAAATCACACTTGCGGCGGCAAGAGTAAATGCAGGATATTCGCAGAAAGAAGCCGCTTTAAGACTTAAAATCAATGAAAGAACTCTTCAAAACTACGAAAGTGGTGCTAATGTTCCTGACTGGGATATGGTTCATAAAATCGGTGAACTTTACGATTTCCCGATTGATTTTATTTTTTTTGGCTCTGAATTACGCTTAAAGCGTGATAAAGCTAATAACTAAGGGGGGTGAGATAAGGTGTTTATCCTTGAATGGTTAATGAAACACCCGATTTTTACATCTATTGCAGTATCCCTGATATCATCAGTGTTATCAGCGTTATTAGTATGCTTGATAGTGTTGACACGATGACAGGTATTGCTACGGAGTTTATCAAGAATTCTTTAATCTTCGTTCTTTCGTGTTCTTTATAATTAAACAATTTATAACTCGGAACAAAATGAACCGTGTCTTCTATTGAAGTTTGAAATGAATCAAAGAAACCTAATTTATTCAATCTCTGACAGCAATAGCGTATTTCAATCTTGCTGAAATTTAGGTGTTTTTGTAAATCTGTTGTTTGAATAGTTCTTTCGTCAGGATAATATTTTAAACAGCATTTTACAATCTTTCTGCATTTCTTATCAAGCATATGTACCACTCCTTTGTTTAATATTACCATACAAGGTCGTTTAAAACAATAACACATTGCTTTATTCACAGAAAACAGCGTAAGGAGGTGAAGAAAGACGGAAGTAATAATAATTTTAGGACTGCTAATGCTTTGCACAGCTTTTGTTTCAGCAGTATTAGCAATAAAAATAGTAGCCGCCCATTTGTATAAAACAATAGACAGCTACCTTGATAAGCATGACGCTCAAATTATGGATCTGATTAAGTGGGCAAAGGAGAATGAAAATTGAACAAGTTTTTAATGTTTGTAGTGTTTATTCTCAACGCAATTAGCTTACTTCTGCTGATTATAGCAATGCTTATCAAAGCAGGAGTTATCCGTTAAGAAAGAAGTATTCAAAAAGTACAATTAGAATTACTGATAATAGGAAAACCGCAATCAACGGCATTGAATATTTAGTAATTCCTAATATTAAAACTTTTATGTTTCGTGTTTTGTATGTATACATCTTTTTATCTAACGGTCTTAAAGGAATTCCTAAAGCACAACAACAATCATCATATTCTTTGTCGACTAATTTTGAAATGCTTTGAAAGTTAATTTTATCTAATGGAAGAGAAAATACATAGCTGAGTCTTCCGCCTGCGATAAGTTTATTATCGGCAATAATATCTTCGCATTTTTCAACGGCTTGTTTAATTTCAGAAGTAATTTCCTTTTTGTACAAATGTTCTTCAAGCAGGTTGAATATGGGGAAAATCACTAATTCATATCGTTCTTTCAGATAGGTTTTGTTCTGTTCCTTTTTAAATAATATCCAAGACAGAACCAAAGTGCATAAGGTTGAAACTGCGGATATTATTAAAGTCAACCACGATAAAATATCATTCATATTTATGCCTCCTTTCATAGTTAATCATAACATTTAAGGTCGTGTAAAGCAATAAAATATCGAAAAGCAGGTGAAGAAAATGGCAAAGCTTAAACTTATTGACACAAAGGACAAGTTTCTTCTTGAAATTGACGGAACAGAAATTCCGTATGTTACAAGCTATCAGATAACACGCTCGGTCGGTGAGGTTGTACTGCTCAAGCTGGCTCTCAGCGTTGCCGATGTGGAATCGGTAGAAATCGTATCCGACAAAATTACAACCGAAAAATAGGAGGTGTACATATGCCGAGAGAAAGACCTATCATCAATTGGGATGAAGTGCCGGTGATAATTGATGTGCCGTATGTGGCACGATTGCTTGCACTCAATGTTGACTACACAACACGGCTTGCACAGAGGGGAGTTCTCCCTGCCCACAAAATCGGCAAACAATGGCGGTTCGATAAGGACGAACTCAGACAATACATAAAGGAGCATTGAAAATGGAATTAAGAAACAGACTTACCAAAAGAGCATTAAAGGACAAGCTCTTTTACAGTGAGCTGACACTCAAACACACAAGAAACAGCCTTGCAAGTACGCAGACCGACCTTGAAACGGCACACAGCAACCTTGAAAAAGCCAAGGCAAAACTTGACAAGGTGACAGCATTGTATGTTGCCGAAAGAGCCAAAAACGCAGAACTTGCCCGAAAGCTCAAATCGCTTGAAACAGATTCAGATACTGTCGGCTTTGAATGTGTGGGGGTTGAAAATGCCAAAGACTACAAGGTTGTTTGATGAAAAGAACATTTTGCGGACCTTAGCAAAATGTTTATCAAATATAAAGGTGGGAAAATATTTTGAATTACACTGATTTTATATCCTCAAACGGATACATATGCACTGAATCTGAGTTTGAAATTGCTAAGGCACACGCTAAGAACAAGTTGGCGGTTATTATCAGCCGATTTGGTGATGCAAACGGTGAACGCCTTGAGGATTATTACCTTGAACAGCTTATCAGGGAAGAACTCAGAGCTGAAAGAGTATCAAAGGCGTTGTTTGAAATGCAACTTGCAGGCAAAGAGAAATCCCGCATTGCTTAGGAACAGCAACACGGGATTAAACAAAAAGAAATTTAAACAAGCTCATTATATCATATTGAATCGAAAAATCAATAGTTAGGAGATATTAAAATGTGCGAAGTATGCAGAATCACTCCGTGTAACCCGATGTGCCCAAACGCACCGCAAGTACCGGTAATGGGGCATTGCAGAGCGTGCAACGCAGAACTCAGATATGATTATACATATTTCAGAGATACAAATGATGATATTTTCTGTTCTCGTGAATGTGCCGAACTTTTTCACGGCATTACCGAGGAAGAATGGTCAATAGATTAAGGAGGTAACATAAAATGACCAAAATTACAGAACCCGTTAATTTGCTTGAAACTGCTGATATGGAAGAAGTAAAAAATCTGTCAACAGTTAATGATGCAGAACCTGATTCAACCGATTTAATTCAGGTAGCTCAGATTCCTGTCATCATCGAGAATCTCAAGCTGGTTAAATCTGAAATTGAGAAAAAGGTAAACACTGCCTGCGAAATGATATGTACAGACGAAAACTACAAGGAAATCAAGAAGTTGCGTTCATCGCTCAATAAGGAATTTGCGGAATTTGAAACTCGCCGAAAAGCGGTTAAATCGGAAATAATAACACCTTATGAGGCTTTTGAAACAGTTTACAAAGATTGCGTGTTATTGCCTTATAAGAAAGCTGATTCCGCCCTTAAAGGTAAGGTTGACGCCATTGAGCAGGGCCTTAAACAGGAAAAGTACGAAAAATCAAAAAGCTATTTTGATGAGTATTCAAAATCACTCGGTATTGATTTTGTGGCATATGAGCAAGTTAGTTTAAACATTACTATGAGCGTATCTCTCAAAAAGCTTAAAGAAACCATAAAATCTAACCTTGACAAGATTATGGATGACTTAAAGCTTATCGCAACGCAGGAGCACAAGGACGAAATCCTGTACGAGTATAAGCGGTCTTTGAATGTATCGGTTGCAATAACTTCCGTAACCGAGAGGTACAAGGCTATTGAAGAAGAAAAAGCCAGAGCAGAAGCAGAAAAAGCAGAGCGTGAAAAGGCCGAGCAGGCTGTGAGCAACACTCTTGACGAATATGAACCGTTTGTTGCAAATGTGCCTGAAGAAGTTGCTCCTCCGGTTGAAGAAATATCAGAACAGCCACAGCAAGATGAAAAAGTTCTGTCATTGTCATTCAAGGTTTACGGTACAAAATCACAGCTTAAAGATTTTGCACTCACTGTTAAGCAGTTAATCAACGAAAGGGGATTACGCTATGAGTAATTATAATAATCAAAACAATCAGATTCAGCAGAGAAAGCCGAAGTTTTCGTCAATGCTCCAGACACAGGCTTTTCAGAAAAGTCTTTCAAACTCAATGAAAGACCCGAAGGAAATTCAGAAATTTACGGCGGCTATCACATCTGTGGTGAGTACAAATCCTGCACTCGAAGAATGCGATGCAGCTACAATTCTTTCGGCGGCTCTTTGCGGTCACTCTCTCGGACTTCCTCCGTCACCACAGCTCGGTCAGTATTATATGGTCCCGTTTAAGGACAGAAAGAATAAGCGTACAACAGCTACATTTGTTCTTGGCTATCGTGGATACATACAGCTCGCTATTCGTAGTGGTCAGTATAAAAGACTTAATGTTGTAGAAGTAAAAGAGGGCGAACTACTTAACTGGGACCCACTCACCGAGGAAATAGCAATTAAAATGATTGAAGATGAAACAGAGCGTGAATCTGCCGAAACTATCGGATACTATGCTTATTTTCGCTATGTAAATGGCTTTGAAAAGGCTCTTTACTGGAGTAAGGATAAGATGAAACAGCACGCATTAAAGTATTCAGCCGGATATGCAAGCGATGTCAATAAGGGTACAAGTTACACTTTTTGGGCAAAGGATTTTGATGCTATGGCAAAAAAGACAATGCTCAGACAGCTTATAAGCAAATGGGGTATTATGAGTGTTGAAATGCAGACAGCATATGAAGCTGATAATCATATTATCAATGCTGACGGAACTCCCGATTATGACACAGATACTATGATTGATGCAGAAGTTCCTGCTGAAACACCTGAAATTTACAATTCATCTTCATCTGAACCGGATGAAGAACAGTTCTCTATTGATGATCTTGCAGAATGAAATGATTGATTTAGAGATAATAAGCACAGGCTCTAAGGGCAACGCAGTCTTTCTTGACGGTCAGGTCTTGATTGACTGCGGAGTGCCGTTCAGCAAACTTGTTGAGTGTGAAGTGATTGACCGAGTTAAATATGTTTTTTTAACTCATCAACACGGAGACCATTGTAATGTTGCTACTCTAAAGCGACTGCTGTCCGAACACCCTTGTATTCGGATAATTTACCCCAATTATCTTTGCAAAAAGCTTTTTTTATTAGGTGATACCGCCTTTCAATACAATTCTTTCATAGTCGCTCAGGATAAATGGTACTCAATCAGCAATATTACTTTTTCAGCAGTACCACTTCGGCATGATGTTCCTAATATCGGCTGGAAGTTACACTTCAACACTCAACAGGGGATATATAAAGTTATATACGCAACTGATACATCGGAAATCGCTCATATAACAGCTAAGAACTACGATTTGTATCTTGTAGAAGCTAACTACTCAAAAACAGAATTACTTAATCGAATAAAAGATAAACGATTGAAAGGTCAATATGTGTACGAAGATAGAGTTCTTCGTACACATTTGAGCAAAGAAAAGTGCGATGAATGGTTGTATCAAAATATGGGTAATGACAGTTTCTTCGTTTATATGCACCAACACGAGGACTTAGTATGATTACATCAGCGAACATAGTATCTTATGACGGATATAACTTAATAGTAAGACCGCATGAGCGTATTGGCAGAGAACTTGCACAGAAACAAGTACATGAAATTGAACTCAGAATTGTTGACGGACGCACGATTTCTGCCGAACAGCGAAGAAAAATATACGCAATCATCAGAGATATAGCATTTTGGTGCGGAGATAATCCCGAATGGATTAAAGAATATTTCAAGTTTAATTTTTGCGGTGAATTTGGCATTGAATACTTTTCTCTGTCTGATTGCGAAAAAAGCGTAGCAAGAGATTTCATAAGCTATCTGATAGATTTTTGTTTCTACCAAAATATCGGAACAAGAGATACTTTGCTTAATGTTACAGATGATATAGGCAGATACTTGTACAGTTGTCTTGAAAATCGTAAGTGTGCAATATGCAATGCACCAGGTGAAGTTCATCATGTTGACAGAATTGGTATGGGGCGAGATAGGGAACAGATTGTACATATAGGATTAAAAGCTATATGCCTTTGCAGAAAGCACCACGATGAAGCACATCGGCACGAAAAAGAGCTGTTTGATAAGTACAAAATCTACGGTATAGAACTTGATGAATATCTTTGTACAAAGCTGAAACTTAATACAAAAAGAAAGAGGTGATACAGTGAATGGCTGGACAACCAAAGCGAGGGCTTGACTTTGCGGCTTGGGATGTTCACTTGTTCGATGATGATGAGAGATTTGATGTGCTTATTGATGCACAGGGTTGGGACGGCTTTGGAGTATTTTTTTGGATTTGTACCAAAGCTTATGCAACAAATGGTTACTATTATGAGTGGCGAGAAGAAACCAGTGCTGCCACGATAGCGAAACGAATGAGCGGTGGAATTAAATCAGATACGGTAAATCAGGTAGTTAAGCTTTGCTTACGAATTGGGCTGTTTGATAACGGGCTGTTTGATAGGGAGAGCATACTGACCAACAAAATGATGCAAGAACGATATATGTACGCTATCGAAAAACGCTCCGTGCGAGGTCGCACAATAAATAGATTATATTGGCTTTTGAAAACGGAAGAAACAAAGGCTTATATAGTTATACCTGAAAATGAGCATAATCTCTCCGAGAATGAACATAATCTCTCCGAGAATGACACAAAGAAAAGTAAAGTAAAGGAAAGTAAAGTAAATAGAAATAATTATTATGCGATGCCGTCTGCAAATGCAGCCGACACCGCTGGTGAAAATATTTTCATTACATTACCTTTGAATGATAAGAGTAAGTATCAAGTATCTGTTTTTGATATCCGACACTATAAGGAGTTATACCCTGCCGTCGATGTAGAACAACAGTTGCGTTCTATGCTCGGCTGGCTTGAGGCTAATCCTAATAGGAGAAAAACAAAGAATGGTATCAAAGGGTTCATAACTAAATGGCTTAATAAGGTCCAAGACAGAGGAGGCGTAGGATATGGATTCAATCCAAGCGATAATGTCAAGAATAATGTCACCACAGCGAGCGGAGGAAATTATCCAACGGGCGAGAAAGTCTTCTAAAGAGCTTACTCCAAAAGAAAAAGCTGAACAGGAAGCAAAGGTTTTTAATTCTACCCCGGGTAAACTTACGGGTTATGAGTGCGACAAGTGCATGAACAGAGGTTATCTTTATCGTGTAAGAGAAGGTAAAACACCATTCGGTCAGATTACATACGATGTAGTGGCTTGTAAATGTGAATGTTTAAAAGTCAGGGATGAAATAAGAAGAATGCAGAACAGTGGTCTTCAAAAACTTCTTAAACGATATACTTTTGAAAGTTACAAGACAACCTCAGATTGGCAGAAATATGTGAAAGATAAAGCATATGAGTACATTGACAAATGCTCTGATTGGTTCTTCTTCGGCGGTCAGCCCGGTTGTGGAAAGACACATATATGTACGGCTATTGTCGGAGCATTACTCAAAAAAGGCAAAGCACCTAAATATATGCTTTGGCAGGATGATATTACCAAAATCAAGCAGGCATCGGGTAATTTAGAGGTGTATGAAGCTCTCATAAATTCATATAAGCAAGCGGAAATTCTTTACATTGATGATTTCTTTAAAACTCGCAGGGGCGATTTTGTCTCAACAGCTGATGTCAATGCTACATTTAAGATTATCAATTACAGATACAATGAAGGATTGCCGACTGTCATAACATCTGAATTATCACTTGAACAGATTTCGCAAATTGATGAGGCTTTAGGCAGTAGAATTTCAGAAATGGCTAATCCGAAAATTTTTATTAAAGCCGATAAAAATAAGAATTACCGTTTTACGAGAGGAAATGAAAATGATGTCTGAAGCACAGGAGCAATGTAAACTCATTAAATGGGCGGATAAATGTGTGCAAATGAAAATACATCCTGAACTTTCAATGCTGTACGCTGTTCCAAATGGTGGCAGAAGAGATAAAGTCGAAGCCGCACATCTTAAAAGGCAAGGAGTTAGGGCAGGTGTTCCGGATTTATGCCTTGCTGTGCCAAAAGGTAAATATCACGGCTTATATATTGAGCTTAAAGTCGGCAACAATAAGACTTCTGAACATCAGGATAAATGGTTGCAGAATCTTTCACGGTGCGGATACGCCGTAAAGGTATGTTATGGCAGTACATCAGCAAAGCAGACAATTGAAAAATATCTGCAATTGGGTGATTGATTATGAAATTGCAGGTTTGTCGAAAGTGTAAACACGAATATCATCCGTGTAGCATACGGAAATGCCCATACTCTGAAAAAGGTTTGTACATATGTGTTTATTGCTGCAAAAGATGTCCGTATGTGAAAGAAGTGCAGTTAGGCTGGATATGTACTTACGGAAGAAAGAGATGAATGTAATTGGTAGAAATTGTTTATCGAATTTATGAAGTCGCAGATGAAAAAACAGCCAAGAAAAACGCAGAGAAAGATTTTGAATTTGGCCTATTCTCATCAATAAGTAAATCTCAAAATAATGAACTTGTAATGGATTGCCTTATTTGTGAAAGTCGAGAAAAGTTCAAAAAAATTATAAAAGACGAATACGGGAGTGGTATTTCCTTTCGCTACTCCAGAAAACTTTGTCCTGGTGATTTGTACTGCGTGATTATTGCTGAGCATTGCTATTCGACAGAAAAATACTTTAATAAGGTAACTTTTACTTGCGATTGTTGCGGTGCGAGCGTTGAGACATATTATGGAAAACCAATATATTTTTCTGATTATGAAGTTAGAAACTATTTTTACGGAATTGAAGATTATGCTGAAAAACGCTTTTGTTCCCATAAGTGTAAGCAAGTATATGAGAGCAGAGAACGTAACAAGATAAGACCTAACGATGATGAAGAATTTTATATCACCAAAGATATGTTTTCGGAGAAAGTATCAGGATACATATATAAAATATCCAAAAAATCAACTGGTGAATTTTACATAGGACAAACAATGTATGCTCCTGTTTTTCGCTGGGGGCAACATCTCAAAACCGAAAGATTTCCAATAGAGAATATCACAGATTATCAATTTGAGGTTATTGAAATTGTTCCTCTTGGTTGTAATATACTGGAACGGGAAAAATATTGGATTCAGAAATTTTATAGGGATAATCCTGAAAAATCTCTTAATATTATGTGTACCGCAAATATTAGCTAAACAAAAAGAAATTTAAATAGGAGTTGTGATAAATGAAACTCAGACAGGAAATCAATAACACCCGTGAAATGATTGACGGTGAACTTAATCGCATTATGGTCACAGATGAAATAGAAGAGATAAGAGGGTTGACATATTATTTATTTTGCAACATAAATGACCTTATCCGCAAGAATCAACAAAGAATTGCCAAATCATTGAGAGGTGAAGAAAATGATTGATTGTTATAAAACAGAAGGCTACTTTATTGAAAAAAGAGAATGTCAAAAGTAACAAATTCAGGAGTATGCCAAGTGCAATGTAAAGAATGTCCTTTAGGTAGCCGTAACAATGAGGCAGGAATGTGCTGTACAGATTTTGAAATGCTTTATCCCAAAAAAGCAATTGAAACTGTACAGAGGTGGAGCGACGAACATCCGCAGAGGACTTATTTGAGTGAGTTCTTGAAAAATTATCCAAACACTCCGCTTGGCGATGACGGCACGCCCGAAATTATATGCCCGCATTACTTAGGACTGAAGGACATAGAAGATTGCGGAATAGACCCTAACTGCGTTGAATGTTGGAATCAGACTTTACCAGAAAAGGAGAAAGTGAAATAAATGAGAATTTACCAGTGTGATAGTTGTTACAAAATTATCGAAAATCCGTACATAGTTAAAATGAAGGAATTCTATGTAAGGGTTGATACTGATTACTTTAGCGGGATTGCAATTCCTATCGAAAGCAAGAGAAGAGTTAAAATACATCTATGTGATGAATGCTACAAAGGCTTGAACCTCATTGGTGAATTGGTGCCGAAAAAGAGGGAGAGTGAAAACAATGACAAGAAATGAACTTGAAAGGTATTTAGGCAGATGTGTGACAATTACTCTTTTGGATAACACTGTAATTGAGGGTACTTTACATAAGACGGGTGAAAAAGCCTTTGAAAACGACCCTAATTTATCAGTACCGGTTAATTTTTATTTTTGCATTGATGTAAATAATAAAGTAGTTAAAAATACCGCATTCAGAGTATCACACATCCGGAGAATCAGTTGCTGCGAAAAGTTAAGAATGACAAACTTTGAAAAAATCAAACAGATGTCAATTGATGAAATGGCTCGTAGTCGAATGTTCTTTTTCGATTGTCCCTATGGAACACCGTGTGTGGGTTGTTCAAAAGGTAAAGAATTTAATAACAATTGTACTGACTGCACAAAACATTGGCTTGAAAGTGAGGTAGATACGGATTGACAGCGAGAGAGATTAAGGATATTAACAGAGAGATTTCACGGCTGAGGGCGAAAATGGCACGGATTCAGGCTGAGGCGGACAACACGGCGGTGACGCTGGGTGAACGAATTGTTCCGTCAGGTCAGACTTCCGACAGGGTAGGCAATGCGGTTGTGCAGATTGCCGATATTCAGCGTGATATTCAGAACCTTGAAATCCGCAGGAACTCGGCTCTGAACAGCCTCTCACGGGAGAATTTTGTGGAAAACTGCCTGTTTATGCACCTCGGCTTAAAATACAGCTGGGCGAAGATTGCAGTCGATACAGGCGGAATCAATACCCCCGACAACATAAGAAAAATGTGCAACCGCCACCATTGGTAAATTTGTCCGTTTTTCCGTTTTAGGTGCGGTATAATGTAAACTGAAAAAAGCAACAAAACGACATAGGCATTTATGTCCCCATAAAAAATCGCACAGACCGCTCTCGTTTGAGGGCGGTTTTGCACTGTTTAAGCGAAAGGCGGTGTTGTATTATGGCTATGCTAACAGCTAAGCAACAAAGATTTTGCGATGAATATTTAGTTGACCTTAATGCAACACAAGCCGCAATAAGGGCAGGATATTCAAAAAAGAACGCAAATAATATAGCAAGTGAAAACTTGGCAAAACCCAACATAAGGGAGTATATAGACAAAAGATTATCTGAAAAAGAATCAAAACTAATTGCTCAGCAAGATGAGGTTCTGAAATACCTTACTGCAGTTATGAGACGTGAAAAGAAAGAAAGCGTTGTTGTAACAGTCAGTCAGGAAGAGTCAACATACAAACCTGATGAAAATGGTACAATGCGAAAACATACAATTAAAAGCGAAGTGCCGGAGATAGTAACGATACCAACAAGAATATCCGACGCAAACAAAGCGGCCGAGTTGTTAGGTAAAGTATATAGCCTTTTCAAGGATAAACTTAATGTTGACGCAAAGGTTGAGCAGTCCGAAAAGCTATCCGATGTGTTCAGACAGTTGGGTGGTGAGGGACTGAGTGAGTAACAAATTCCCGTTGTCACAAAAGTATATCGACTTTATCAACACAACAAATGTGTCGGCTGAATTTCTTGAAGGCACTACAGCCTCAGGAAAAACAACAGTCGGAGCAGGCGTTAAGTTTATGCGAATGGTGTCGCAGTCGCCGAAGAAGCTTCACGCAATTGCCGCCAAAACTACGGGCAAGGCTGAGGAAACTATAATTCAACAGGACAACGGTATTCTCGACTTGCACCGCAACGCTGTCTATTGTGGTAACGGCGACAAGGATTACAAGCTGCCGCATATCAAGTTTGAGGGCAAAATTATCTATATTCTCGGCTACAGCAGTCGAGATAAATGGGAAATGGTTCTCGGTGCGCAGTTTGGGTGCGTTTATATTGACGAAATCAACACCGCCGATATCGAGTTTATCCGAGAGATGTCAACCCGTAATGACTATATGCTTGCAACGCTGAATCCCGATGATCCGAGCCTGCCTGTGTATAAGGAGTTTGTCAACCGCTCCCGTCCTTTTAAAAAATATGAAAACGATGTTCCCCCCGAGATTACGGCGGAGCTTACCGAAGAACCTGTACCGAATTGGCGGTATTGGTTCTTTTCTTTTGCCGACAATTTAAGTCTTACACCCGAACAGATTGAAAAGAAAAAGAACTCTGCACCGAAAGGTACAAAGCTCTATAAAAATAAAATTTTAGGTTTGCGAGGCAGAGCAACAGGTCTTGTGTTCCCGAATTTTGAGAGGGCAAGACATATCAAATCAAAAGAGTGGGCAGGAAAGTTTTTGAACTGTAACCGCAAGTCAGAACACTTTGTTCAGTTCACCGCAGGTCTTGATACCGCCTATTCGCAGAAGTCGCCTGACACTATCGCAATGACATTTTACGGCATTACCAATCACGGCAAGTGTGTTCAGCTTGATGAAAGAGTTTATAACAACGCTGAAATGCAAACACCTATTGCCCCGAGTGACACGGTGAAGAATTTTATTGATTTTCTTGACCGCAACCGTGATGAATGGGGCTTTGCACGCACGGCTTTTATTGACAGCGCCGACCAAGCGACTATTACCGAATTTCAAAAGTATAAGCGACAGCACGGCTGTGTTTATGACTTTGCAAATGCATGGAAGAAAACGAAGATTATCGACCGAATCAATCTTGTACTCGGATGGCTTGCCACTGACTGTTATTTTGTGCTTGACCATTGCAAAAACACGATTGCCGAGTTTGAAATTTACAGCTGGCGAGAGGATAAAGACAACACACCCGAGGACGGTCACGACCATTGCATTAACAGCGGTCAATATGCGTGGTTGCCGTTTAAAAATATTATTGGAAGTGAAATAAATGGGGCTGATTAACAGAATGGCTGAATCTATCAGATCGGGAATTAAAAACTTTTTGCAGATTACTCCTGCAAGCGACAAAACAATTACCGTCACCGAAACAAGCAATCATCTGACCGAGTGCTTTATCAATCGCATTTGGTATTGGGGCAACAGCAGACAGCTTGCGGAGCTGTACAGGCAGATTGATACAAACAAAACTATGTTTTGGGCGGCAAAAAGCACAAAGGGGCTTGAAATCCGTAAAATACACACGGGTTTGCCGGCACTCATCTGCGAAACGCTTGTGAATATCGTAATTGCCGACTACAACGGCACAGATGTTACAAGCAAAAATTCAACCGCTTATGCTGAGCGTTGGGAAGACATTGAAAAGCAGAACAAGCTATCCGACACGGTTAAGCAAATGCTCCGGGACCTATGTGTTGTCGGTGATGGTGCTTTTAAGGTCAGCTTTGACACGGCTGTATCAGATGTTCCGATTGTTGAATGGTATCCTGCCGAAAACATCGACTTTACATATGTGCGTGGCAGAATCCGAGAGGTTAAGTTTTACACCGATTACACGCAAAAACACCGCCGTTACCGTTTTGAAGAAACATACGGTTACGGCTATATTCACTATGCTTTGTATGATGACAACGGCAAAGAGATTGACCTGCACACGGTTGACGCTCTTTCGTGGATTGATTCAAAGGGCGTTACATTTGACGAATCATATATGTGGGCTGTACCTGTCCTTTACGGCAAATCGTGCCACAAGGGCAGAGGTGCGGGCATTATCGGCATAAAAACAGACGCTTTCGACAGCCTTGATGAAGTGTGGTCACAGTGGATGGACGCACTTAGAGCCTGCCGAACAAAGCAGTATGTGCCTGATTGCCTTGTTCCGAGAAATCCCGAAACCTGTCAGCCGATGTCGCCAAATCCGTTTGACAACCGATTTATCACCGTGGGCAACGATATGTCCGAAAACGGCAACGGCAACAGGATTTACACCGAAAGTCCGCAGATTCAGCACGAAAGCTATTTGAGTTCATACATTACTGCCCTCGACCTCTGCTTACAGGGCATTATATCGCCGTCAACTCTCGGCATTGATACGAAGAAGCTTGATAATGCAGACGCTCAGCGTGAAAAGGAAAAGACAACCCTTTACACAAGGCAAAACCTTGTGAAAATTACGCAGAACGCTTTACAGAGCCTTGTTCTTGCCGTACTTAATGCCGACAGTGAGCTTAACGGCAAGGGAATTGTTGACGGAATAGAGGTGTCCGTAAACTTCGGCGAATATGCAAATCCGAGCTTTGAAAGCCAGGTTGAAACCGTGTCAAAAGCAAGACAGGGCGGTTTGATGTCAGTTGAAACCTCGGTTGATGAGCTTTACGGCGACAGCAAGTCGGAGGATTGGAAAGCCGAAGAGGTGCAGAGAATTAAGGAAGAACAGGGCATTGCAGGCGAAGAAGAAAAATCGGAGCTTGACGATGTGGACCTTACCGACACAGAAGAACCTGACAATAACGCAGATGATGAAGAAAATGCGGAAAATAATGCAGAAAAAACCGAAAGCAATCCCGAACAGAATGATACACAGGTAAACAATGAGTGATTACAATATCAGAGAAGCCTTTGAAAAAATCGAAGATGAACTGATTGACAGCATGATGAGAAATTTCAGCCGTCACAGAGCCGAAGAAACCAAAGAGGGTTACAACTGGACACAATGGCAGGCTGAACAGCTCAAAAGTCTTGAAGAGTACCGTAAGCACAACGCAAAGAAATTCGGCAAGCGTTTCAAAACCATTAACAGCAAGGTTGAAGAGATGATTCGCACCGCCAAAGCTGACGGAAATGCAAGTCAGGAGGCAGAAATTCTTGAAGCTGTCAAGGACGGCTTCAAAGCTCCAAAAAAGCCGTCAGAACACAGCACAGCCGAGTTTTTTAAGGTGAATGACCGTAAACTTGACGCACTCATAAAATCGACCACAGACGATTTAAAGAGGGCAGAAACGGCAGTTTTGCGTATGAGCAACGACAAGTACCGCAAGGCGATTTTTAACGCACATGTTGCAATGAACACGGGTGCGGTTACATACGAAAAAGCCGTTGACATCGCCTGCAAGGATATGCTCAACGCAGGTCTTAATTGTGTGGAATACAAAAACGGTGCAAGGCATACGCTCTCGGATTATGCGGATATGGCGGTTAAAACAGCCAACAAAAGAGCCTATCTGCGTGGTGAGGGCGAAAAGCGAGCCGAATGGGGAGTATCCCTCGTTGTTGTGAACTCAAGACAGGGCGGTTGCCCCGATTGTGCAAAATATATCGGCAAAGTGTTTATTGACGATGTGTATTCAAACGGCAAAAAGTCAGACGGAAACTATCCGCTTCTCTCAACCGCAATCAAGAACGGTTTGTTTCATCCGAGATGTAAGGACAGCACAAGTACATATTACGAGGAAATAACGACGCTCGAACCTGTCACCCCCGAAGAAGAGGCAGAAATGGACCGTAGAGAACGGCTTGAAGAAAAACAGCAGTACGCAGAACGGCAGGCGCAACGCTTTGACCGCCGTGCCGAATACAGCCTTGATGAGGACAACAAACGCATTGCCCAAACCCGAGCCGATGAGTGGCACGATAGGGCGAATATACTTGAAGAAAAAGCGAAAAAGGCAGAAAATAGTTTGCCTGAATCTGTTGCAAAATCGGGTAAAAGTGGTATAATAAAAGAGAAAAGTAAAAAGCCTATT